TACATATGTCATTTGAAAAATTTCTTAAAACCTTTAAGAATAAAAACAGTTATGCAATTAAAGCAATTAAAGAAAATATTTCAACGGTAAGAGAATATAATAAGGTTATTGAACAATTATTAAAATCTTCTAAAGAAAAGATTAACATTGCATTATCTATGGATGAAGTTTAAATAAGGCGTTTTTAATATTATGACATACAAAGAAGACATGTATAATGAATTCGAACAGTTCAAGAAGGAGCATCCTGGATGTGGCCCGGCTGACAAGGCAATATTCTGGGAAGAAAAAGCGAACGAGCTTGCCGATATACTTCAATGGACGACTGGCGGACGATAAATAAAAATTTAGGGTTTACAAGTCAAGGATAATTTACTATATTATAACACGTTAAATGAATCCTCTCGTTAAGAACTAAGGTTGGTAATTCGTTTCACAGCAGGAAGTTCCTCATGGAATGCTACTTACCGTTAAACCGGACGTGCAGACTGCGCGTCATGTAGAGAACGGAATTCCGTAAAGTTTGGTTGTTCTTTGGATTTTAAAAACAACTAAAAATTTTTAGGGTTTACAAAACTTAAAAAATTTATTATATTTAATAACGTTAAAAAGCGAAAACAATGAAAAAATTTTTATATATAATATAAAAGGTAAAAGCAATGAACACTCAGTTTTATACATACTCATGCAACTCGATTTGTGGACAGCAGTCCTCAATTTATTGTATGTATATTAAGACTGGTGGGTGACACCATGAAAGTTCGTATGTAACTTTTAAGGCGTCACTAAGAAAGTGACGCTTTTATTTTTATCATATGATCGAACCGGCCCTTGAGAGTTAGCTTGTATAGGATCGCTGGTTCGGGCAATCGGTGAAAGCCCGATAATATGGCAGTTTCGGATAGCGGCAATTCCTGGAGGCTGTAACCCTCCCGCCCTAACGGGCTTCCGTAGGTTCGAGTCCTACAGCTGTCACTAACATTTGGGGTAGGTAAGCAAGTGGTTTGAAGCAGAGTGACTGTAAATCACTTCCCTTTGGGTAAACATCGGGGGTTCGAATCCCTCCCTGCCCACTAAAAGCAGAGAATGACTGATCATCATTGGATTAATCTTGTCCTACACGGTTTCCTAGGACTGACTAAGGATAGGGCACCCTGCTACCATTTAGATCGCAGTGACGCTATGCGAAAAGGAGGAATCCTAAAATAGCGGTCGTGTTTAAAAAGAGGTAACAAAGGCGGAAGTCCGCTGAAGTTTTTCGGAATCTTCGGTAAAAACCGTAAAAAAAAAGAATTTATACCACAAATGAGTAGAACCCGTGTTGCATCATTCTTGATTTCATGCTAACGGGCTAACCCTGAAGGAGAAAACTCAGGGACGAGGAATCTGGCTTTGCGAATTAGATGAATACCAGAATGATGGTCGTAAAGCTGTAGTATTGGCTCTACTAAAATATGCCACGTGAAGCCTTTTGAAATAGGAAAGGTCGGAGAATAACTAAGGAGTAACTACCTTAGATACTCGTTAAATGGTCCTTGCAATTAGGACGCCTGTAAGTTTGTGAATATGCGCTCTTGGATCGAGCCCGGTCGAAGATCATGGCCTGCAAAGCCACTGGAGGAAACTCCCACGTAGGTTCAAATCCTACAGAGCGCTCTAAATAGCACCGGATGTTCCTATTAATGGTTGATAGGCCACCAGGCCTTGATTCGGTTCAAATCCGAAAGCCGAAAGGCAAATTACATCCCGCTAAAAAATTAAAAAATAGCATAAGAAGTTCCTATACGCCCAGTGGGCATCCGACTTGAAATCAGACTAATTACTTCTCGCTATTGCGCTTTTAGACTTAGTACGCGTCAAAAAGTCATTTATCCCGGTGTAGCTCAGTGGTAGAACGACGGAATCATAATCCGCAGGTCGTTGGTTCGAGTCCATCCACCGGGACTAAAAATTATTGATATTGGCCATATCTAAGCTAATAACTGGATCACTGAATAATGTCAATATCTATCGGCAACTAGCTCAATTGGTTAGAGTTTCCGTCTGATACGCGGGAGGTTCCAGATTCGAGTTCTGGGTTGCCGACTATCCACAGACAATAAGCCGATTGGTGCGGCAGCAAGTCTGATAAACTTGTAAGTGTTTGTTCAAATCAAACTCTGTGGACTAAAAATTATTGAGGATTACCCCTAATTGGTAAGGGACTGGTTTGGAATGCCGGCGTGGGCTTGCTCACATGAAAGTTCGAGTCTTTCATCCTCAGCTAACGAGCAAAGCTATAGGAATCATAATAGACTGCCGGATCCTATACACGTAGCATGCAACGTCGAAGATAAGGTCTAAGATTTATAAGTTTGGGAAAAGGTAAACTTATCCAGCACGGTTCACTGGTAACTATGAACCTTTTTTGGCGATGTGGCTGAGTGGTTTATGGCAGCCCGTTTGAAGCGGGACGAGGGTTAATAGCCCTCCGTGGGTTCGAATCCTACCATCGCCTCGAATTTTGGAAGTGTCCCGCAACTGGTGGCGGAGCTGCTTCGAACGCAGTGAGTCAGAGATGACTTGGAGGTTCGAATCCTTTCACTTCCGTTGTTTTTATTGCCGGTTGGTGTAATGGCAGCACAGGGGTCTCTGAAGCCCTTAGCATTCGATCGTAACGAGTACCGGCAACTATGCTATATGAGTAGTTTAAAATGGCAACTCACCATTTTAGATGAAAGAGATATAGACCGTAAAGGACAATGCGTTATCAACCCTGCTGGCACGGCAGTCAGGTGGAGATCAGTGCATTTTTAAAATTTTCAAAATAAAATATCATTCTTATAAAGGAATGATATTTTTTTATATTTGTATTATTATGAGTAAAGAATTAGATAAAGAAATTGACAATATTATTGAAACTATGGAAGACGATGATTCCGGTTTCGTTTTTAATAAACATATCGCAACATATATTTTTGGAATAGCTATGGGAATTCTTATTTCTCTGGTTGTTATTGCTGGTATCGGCGAATCACAGCTTGAACATAAGAATTTTAATGATACTATTACTACTACTGAAATTATTCAATATAATGAAAATTAAAGGAGTTATATTATGAAAAAGATTATATTTGCGTGTTTAATGCTTTCCGCTTTTGTTTTTGCTAAGGACTTAAAAGTTGATGTCTGCCGTGGCGATAACTGCTATACTTATAATATCTCTGATGTAAAGAATTATACGTATATTCATGACATGACTGGTAGAAAGTATCTTAGAGTTTTTAGATATAATAATAGAATTCTTGACATTTTTGTAGACGGTATGACAGTAAAGATAGGTAAATAATGTATTATAATAGTATAGAAGATGAATGCTGGACAATTAAGCATATCATTAAAGACAATTTATTTGAAAATCAAGATGATATGGAAGAACGACCGATTATTACGCTATCGAATAAAGAAGCACATGATATTCTTGAAGCTATCGATGGAATAGAAAATGATTATGACGATATCTCTTCTGATTATGATTCTAAGGAAGAAGAAATCGATGAATTAAATAACAGGGTATCTGATTTAGAATTTTATGATGATGTTCCGGATGAACTTGCAACATTATTGAAGCAACAGAATATCGATGTAGGAACAGTTATCGAATTAAAAGAAGCGATAACTAAGATTCTAAAAGAAAGAGGCTATAGCGTTTAATGTTTGATAAAGGGTTTACAAAAACCCTTTATTTTTTTATATTTTAAATATGAAACCTATTTTTATCAGTGGAAGTTCTTCAATTCATGAATTAAATCAAGAAATGATTGATGGACTTGAAAATGTAATTAGACATAAAATCCCTGTTCTGATTGGGGATTGTTATGGTATTGATTCTCTCGTTCAAAGATATTTTCATGAACGTAACTACAATGATGTAACTGTCTATTATGTCGGTAGTTTCCCTCGTTGTCATTTTCTTGAATTTAAAAAACGTGACTGTAACGATATGGTTACTAATGAAACGGGCCGTGCATTCTATGAAATCAAGGATATTAAAATGACCGAAGATTGTGCTGGTGCACTTATGTTTTGGGACGGTGAAAGTGTAGGAACCAAGAACAACATGGACCGCTGTGAAAAGCTTAATAAAAAATATAAAATTATCAGGAAATAATTATGAATATCAAAGACCAAAATATCATTGTATTCAGTGATACTCTCAATCAGATTAAAAAAGATAAAGTTCTAAGTGAATCCATTGAAAAATCTATAATGGATTCAAAAGTTTATATTGAACGTTATAATCGATTGGAAAAACCAGAAAATGCACCGGTTATTGGTCCTGCAAATATAAGAGTAACAAAGAATAGTTCTTTTAATGCTGCTAGAAGTTATAGCGGTAATATTGCTGTTCTTAATTTTGCATCTGCTACTAATCCCGGCGGCGGTGTAACTAAGGGTTCTAATGCACAAGAAGAATGTCTTTGTAGATGTTCTACACTTTATCCTATTCTTAGTGATAGCCGTTTCTTAGCATTTTATGGTGAACATAAAACTGCTGGTAATGCACTTCATAATGACGACATTATCTATTCACCTAATGTCTATATTATTAAATCTGATAGTTACACAAATCTTTATAGACCGTTTAAGGTTAATATTATTACTTGTGCTGCACCTAACCTTCGTGAAACTCCAGCTAATGCTTATAATCATGAAGTTGGTGAAAAACCGAATATTACTGATAAGCAACTGTTGAAGCTGCATGAAAAGAGAGCTCGTGCTATTTTCAATGCTGCAGCAGAAAACGGTAACGAGACAATTATTCTTGGAGCATTCGGTTGTGGTGCATTTAGAAACAATCCTGAAATTGTCGCACAGGCATATAAGAATGTTCTTCCTGAATATGTAAATTATTTTAAGAATATTGAATTTGCTGTTTTCTGTGGCAAAGATTCTACTAACTACGAAGTATTCAAGAGAATTTTAGGATAACATGAGTCACGAAATAAATCTTTTTGTTCATAGTGCAATTCTTAATACTAAAAAGAATGCACCTGAATATTATAAGAAATGTCTTGAACAACGTTTGTCTACTGGTCAAGGTAGCACGACTGAATTCGATAATATCGATAATCTTGAACAGTGTCTTCTTAAAGCAAATTGGGAAAAATATGAACATCCTAATATTGCAGAAGAATGTTCTGCTTATATAACTACATCTTTTGGCGGATTTGTAGGAATGATTCCTATAAATAAATTATCTGATCAATTAATTTGTAGCTTAATAGATTTTAAAGACACAGGAAAATTATCACTTACTTGCTTTACTGACAGTGATAAATATCCGGTAAATTATAACGTTTTAATTGTCGGTGATGATGGATATGGACCTTGTATGTTTACTTTCCATCCTGGCGAACCGTTAAAACCATCTACTTTATCCTCTGACGGAAATAATGAATTCGGTTTAAAAGAAGGCGATACGATAACTGTCGCCCAAGCTAAACAATACGGTTTTAAGTATGTAAAACTTCAAACCGCAAAACCCTCCAAGTAGGGGTTTACAAAAGTAAATCTATTTACTATATTTGATTATACAAAAAATTTGAAAGGAAAACGCAAAGAGGGTTCCTATGAAATGGTTCTAGGAAATAGAAAGCTACCCTCCGCAATAAAGGAAAACAAAAATGTCTACATTATCAAACATGACTAACATCAAGATTATCACTATGTTCAACGTTGCACCGTTTGCAACTGATGAAAATCGTCTTACATTTGATGAAGTTAACGCCGAATCTTCCAAGTATGGTTATTTGATTCACCCTGATTGTTGCTCTAAGCTCACTCTCCAGTGGGTTAAAGAAGTTGCACGTACGAATTATAATAAGACCTTCTATAAAAAGTGGGAAGACATCACTTCTAAGACTCGCTTTGAACTCTTGATCGACCAGTTGCGTCATTATGCCTCTACCTATGGTACTGACTTCTCTGCTGGTAATGGTTATGTTCCGAATGATGGTCCGGATGTTGAAATCCCGTATGAAAACTTTAAGGTTATCATGCCGGCAACTAACCGTGAAATCTATGACCGTGCTGTAGGCATGTTCAATAGCGGTATCGCTCTCGAAGGTGATACTGTCGAAACTTTGTCTAATTTTGTTCTTTATCACGTAAAGAACTCTGGTTTTGAACTTGACGTTGACAAGGTTAAGAACAAGGAAGTTCAAGTTAAGTTCTGTGATGAACTCGGTATTACTCCGAAGGATCCGTTTGCACTGTTGCGTTATATCGTTTATAAGGCAACTGGTAAGTTTATGCTTATCAAGGACCGTGCAACTATCAATGCTTTGAAGGAAAACCAGGATAAGTATTGTATTTCTTTCCTTACTCAGGAACAGAAGATTGCATTGTCTTCTATCTTCTACAGATTTAAGCCGTTATTCCTTGCAATGAAGTCTCAGGTTGGTTCTTCTAAGTCCATGATGTCTGAAGCTTTCAAGAAGGCTGCAGCTAAGATTGGTGTGAAGAAGATTATGCCGACTTCTAATGCATCAATTATCAATGAAATCCGTAGACTTGCAAAGACTTATCATAAGCCGTTTAAGTCTGGTCTTTGGGAAACTGTTCTTTGTGAAAAGAAGGATCTCGAACAGGTAAAGGCACATCTTGGTGATATCACCAACTTCAAGAAGATTACTCTTATGCAGGGCATCATGGCTAAGCTCCAGAAGTGCAATGGTAAGATGTATGTTATCCGTAATGGTAAGATGTGGGTTGATGCCGACTACAAGCCGAAGAGCGATAACACTTCTTATTTGATGTCTCTTTACAACATTCTTGAACAGTCTATCGTTGATTCTATCAAGGATAAGGCAGGTTATGTTGTAATGCCGAAGAATGTTCATTTCACTGTTCCGACTTCTGAAAAGAACTTCATTGGTAATTATCCGTTCGGTACCTATGTTGATCTTAGCGATAAGAATAACGTTGTTGGTATTTACTGGCGTAATGAATGGGGAACTCGTGACTTCGACCTTCACATGATGGATATGCATGGTAACAACTATGGTTGGTGCTCTGGCTATACTAATGGTCAAAACTCTATCATCTACTCTGGTGATATGACTAATGCTGAACCGGAAGCAACTGAATTGTTCTACTTCGCTAGTGCAATCGGTTCTGGTAAGGTTTCTGTTAACCAGTTCTCTGGTCAACCGAAGTCTCAGTTTAAGCTCTTCGTAGCAACTGAAGATATGAAGTCTAAGCTTGGCCGTGATGGATATGGTCGTCGTACTGGTGGTCATGTTGTCATGTGTGACCCGAACAATGTTAAGGCAGAGTTCATTATCCCTGTTGATAATGAAAGCTGTAAGGAATGTGCATTAATTTCCGATAATAAGATTCATCTCATGGATCTTACTTCTGGAACTGGCCGTGTTCCTAACTACAAGTATAATGATGTCTATCTCGAACAGCTTGAAATCAAGTGTCGTTCATTCATCAACTTAGAAGATATTCTCCTTAAGGCTGGATTTACTTTGGTAGATCAGTTGCCGGAAGCTAAGGAAGGCGAAGCAGCTCCGACTGCTGTGCTTGACTTGACTAATCCTGCAAAGGACTCTCTCATTAAGCTCTTCAGCGATGAAAAGTAAATAAATCCTTAGTTGTTGTTTGTTGAAGGCGGCGTTCGAAAGAATGTCGTCTTTTTTAATATATTCAAAATAAATTTCTTAAAATTTTAACTATCTTTGTTTTTTCTATATTTGCTTATTATGAAAAAGTTAATTATATTACGTGGCGTTCCAGGTTCAGGAAAGTCAACTTATGCAAAGAATTTAATAAAGTATTTAACTGACGTAGGATTCTCAGCTGTTTCCTATGAAGCTGATACATATTTCTATGATAAGGATGGCAACTATAACTGGAACCCAGATTTATTGAATAATGCTCATATGTGGTGTCAACATCGCGTTTCTGAGGCACTTATGACTCACGATTTCGTAATAGTAGCAAATACCAATATCGATAGAAAAAGTGTCAAGAAGTATATCAAGATTGCGAAAGAATGCAATGCAGAATATGTTGTGTTGCGATTAGGAACTCGTTTTCAAAATATTCATGAAGTACCAGCTGATGTAGTTGAAAATATGGCTACAAAGATGGTCGATATTGAAGGTGAGAAAATAGTTTAAACTTTTGCGACTTTTGACGTTTTAATTTCTATATATACTTTATACAATTAACAAGACGCATGGCATTTGACCATGCGATATTTTATTTTTTTATGGTGAGGTGAAAATGAAGGTATATAACGCTTACGAATACTACTATGAATATGGCCATGGTGGTGATGCTGAAAGACAGCATATTGGAACTTATGCGACTAAGAAAGCCATGCTTAAAGAAGTCATGGAAAATGTCAAAGATCGTGCTTATGAAGTTGTTAATTTCACAGTTGATGAAGATACAACAGAGGAAGAAATAAAAAAACTTACAGAAAAAGTTAAAAAGTTTATTAAAGACGGTAAGAAAAATTTAGACTGGGATTTCAATGAATTGTATTATGAAGATGAAAATTTACAAGGAACAGTCGGAATTGAAGTCGTTGTAAAGGATATTAAGTAAGGAGGATAACATGATTAGACCAGTAGTTCAAGTAGTTCGTTTTTATATTATTAACAAGGGTGTTACTTCAAGAAGCATTGAAAGCCTCATGGATAATCCCGGTTATAACCCGCTTCTCAAGCATTGTGTCAATACAATTAAGCGATATCCCGATTGGGCAATAGCTATATGTAAAGAACACATGAGGGAAGTTGACCAGAAGAGATTCAAGTTCAACTCAGGTGCTTGGGCCATGGATATCAGGGAAGAAGATATCCCGAAAGGCACAGTAATTGATTGGCTCACTCTTCACCAGGCATTTTCTGATATTATTACCTGGATTAATAAAAATCGCGCAATATTTACGCAGCAAATTGCTAGAGAAGAAGCTAGAAGACAGTAACCCTTATGAATGCCCAGTTCGCTGGGCTTTTTTTCTTATAAATAATATAAAAACGTAAGATAAGGGAATTTAAATATATGAAAAACGATTTTAAAGCCTATTTAAATGAGCAGAAGCTTGATAACAAGTATTCTAGCACTATTAATCCTCCCAAGCTTGATGAAAGAATTTTATCATTAGGTAGTGAAAAGCGTATAAATGGTTATGCAGTTAATCTTGATTTTACTAATGAAGCTGTTATTAATAGAATGGCAGATTTAAGTGATGCTAAAGTAAATCCTGATGATACAGCAGAAAAAGCAAAAGAAGAAAAGGATAAATTTACTACTTCATTTAAACAATCCATCTATCAGATTATTAAATCTTTAACAGAAAATGCAAAGAAAGTTACACTTCATGGTTTAGCTAGATTAAAAGGTTGGGACTTTAAAGGTAACTTAGCTTTAGCTGGTATCGAAACCGTTGATGACCATACCCTTTCTTACATTTTCTTCCCTGGTCCAAAAGATGATCCAGAACGCCATGCTAAACGTTTTATTGACCTTGTTGGTCAAGATAGAAACACAGCTTTCTTAAAAGGCGATTTAAAACTCGTAGATCGTGAATTCTCTCCTGATGGTATGGATAAAGAATCAATTTTCTTTGACCCGGAACATAACGAATCCAAAATCATTGAAGATAGATTTACTACTACTGTTTTCTCTTTAACTTATAAGAAAGTCAAAGCTAAGCTTGATGATGCAAAGACTAGCTATGAAAGAGGTAATTTAATTAGCGTTTATACTACACCTTATAAGATTGACGAGGATATTATTGTAAATATCGCTAAACAAGCTGCTCGTGAAGATAAGGGTCTTGAAGAATTCTATACAGCTCTTGTAACAAAAATTGCTGAAGACTTAAATGACTTCTTAACACAAAAACTTGAAAAAGAACAGCTTGAAGATTATCTTGGTTTCGTTCCAACTAAAACATACGGTTTCAACTTATACTTCAAGGACAAGGATGTTGCTATAGACGCTGCTAACATCTTGAATGAAGGTGACGATGGCGAAAGCAAGGTTAAGGAAATGAAGCGTTATGAAAAGAAGATTGCAAAGTATAGACAATCTATCGACCCATCTCGTGACGTTAACTGGTTCCGTGGCTTACAATTCTCTGTTAAAACTGTTGCTAATCTTGTAAAAGCTATTCTTCCGAATATTGAAGATCAGGTTACTGTATATCAATATTCTGTTGAGTATACTAAGGAATACTTACAGAAAGTTATCAAGGATAATGCTGGTTCTAATGAAGTTAATTATAAGACAGGAGAAGGCCAAATTGAATCCTTTGTTGAATCTTATATTAAGGACTTGATTAAGAGACTCAAAGAAAAGTATGAAAAGCAACTTATTGGAATTACTTCTGAAGGTAAGAAACTTAAATTCATATTTACATCCAATACAACTGAATTAGGTATTAAGAGCACATTGGCTGCATTAATCCGTTGTGAAGAAAAAAATATTATTCCATTGAAGACTGCATTAACAAAAACTGAAATTGGCGAATTCCATAAGAATCTTGAATCTATGTCTAACTTCAAGTCTATTACTGATGCTGCTAATATTGACATTCAAGATACTAAGAAGAAATTTGTTGGTGCATATTCTATCGTAGTAAGTAAAGACCACCTCGGTGAATTTACTCCTAATACTATCTTGGGTTCGAATAAGACTGGCTCTGCTTGGATTCTTAAGTTGGCTGAATCTGTAACATCATTCAAACAGAACTTATGCAATAAGTTGATGGAAACAATCAATCTTGTAAATGAAGCTGAAGCTGGTGATAAAGAATTGTCTACTGCTGCATTGGTTGGATTACTTAAAAACTTTGCAGACCCAGATAAGAAACTTAATGAAACAAGAGAAGGTCAAGCATGGGTTAATAAATACACTGCTGCAATAATTAACTATGTTAATGCTGCTATCAAATCTAGTGCTAGCAATGCCAATGATTATATTGAAATCGTTGAAAATTCAGCTAAGGATGGTAGATTTGTATTTAAGTATGCTGAACCGATTGAAGAATCTGTTAAGAAAGCTGTATCACAGTTTGCAAGCAAGACTACTAATATAGGTAAGATTGTTGATATCCAACACAAGAACCTTAAAGAAGCTTAATTTTAAATAATAACTATAATAAGACTGACTCTCGAAGTCAGTCTTTCTTTATAAATAAGATATATGTCAGGAATAACAACCCAAATTAATGATTTTAGTAATAACAAGTTTATAGTTCGATTCTCTAATCTTGTTAATATGACTAATTACGATTTAGATACTCATATTCTCGATAACTATGTAAGAAATGTGAGCGTTCCAGATTTATCTATTCCAATGTTAACCAGTCTTTACCAGCATGAAAGACAGTTACACCCGAATCCGATTGGTGCAAGAGATTTACAGACAATCAATATCGAATTCCAGTTAGATGAAAACATGCAGAACTATTACTTGTTCTATTGTTGGATTTACTGGATGCGTTTTGGTGAAAGCTGTGGTAAAACTAATTTAAAAGGTGAAGAACTTTTAAGAATGGACTGTATTGATGCAATTGAAATAGTTTCATTGAACAACAACAATAAAATTATTTCTAAGATGAAATTCAAGCATGCTATTATTAATAACTTGGCTCAGTTGTCATTACAATATGGCGTATCTGATGTCGTTAGCTATGTAGTAACATTCGATTATGAAAACATCGAATTGCAACTTGAAAATACAGAGGACATTACTGGAAAAATCTCAGTTAATTAATAAATGTTTTTTGATCAAATAAAAATAGACGTAGATTATAATGATCTCATTAAAACCAATGAGATTGTTAATGGATATTTTTATCTAATCCAGTATGAGCCAATATTGCAGCAAAGTTATAAGGTTGGCTTTGACAGATTACCAGTTATATATTGTGTAGAACCAGATGCTAGAAATATCAATAATTTTTGGGCAATAAATTTTCATCATTTTATTCCTAAAGTCCAAGAATATATTATTAACCGTATGATAAAATTTTATCAGATAACAGAAGGTGAAAGTAAAAGAGTCATAATTCCGCCTAGAGAACTAAAAAGCATATATACTAATATTCAATTAGGATATAAATGTTATAATCGTAAAGGCATAAGACAAGCTTATCAAATAAAAAATAGCGCAATATTGAAATATTTGCAAGTATCTCCAGAATTTTTCATAAAGACTCAACAAACTGTTGAAAATGAACTAAATTTATCAAATGGAAATAAAGGATTCTAATGGACTATAATAAGATTTATGATAAAATTATGTATCGTGCACAGACACGTGATAACAACGCTTTACTTGAAGTCGAGCGCCATCACGTCATACCTCGTTCAGAAGGAGGCTCATCTAAAAAGACAAATCTAGTAGAGCTAACTTTGAAAGAGCATTTCTTAGCCCACATGCTATTGATTAGAATGGGCAAATGCACAAAATATTGTTATAGGCATTTAAAATCTAGCCGTGAATATATAAATGAAAAGCGTAAAGAAAGAAAGAAAAAAGGCTTATATTACGAAGAAGATTAGAAAAATACAAACAAAAATTCACAAAGTATTGCACAAGCAATACTTTTCTATATTTACGGAAAAAAGGTAAAAATATGAAAGTATTATTATTTGACATATCTAATCTCATGATGAGATGTCTTTGTGCTCAAATGCCTAGTCCTACTGAAAAGAAATTTACTATTTTTAAACAGACTTTTCTTACATCTTTCATGAAAACAATTAAAGATAATAACCCCGAAAAAGTTATTGCCGTATTGGATTCTGACAGTTGGAGAAAAGAAATATATTCAGACTATAAGGCTAATCGTGCCGCAAAGCGTGACCAGTTACCAGTCGATTTTGATGTATTTTTCCCTGTTGCTACTAAATTTTTTGATGACTTGGCTTCAGCATTTAAGAACATTCAATTCATCAAATTACCACGTTGTGAAGCTGATGACATTATAGCTGTTATAACGAAGAACAAACCTGAATGGGATATTATAAATGTATCTTCTGATAAAGATTTCCATCAGTTGTTCCAATATCCAAATTATAAACAGTATAATGGCTTAGATCATACATTTATTGAATGTCTTAATCCTAAAGAAGAATTGCTTATTAAGATTATTCGTGGTGATAGTGGTGATAATGTTCCTAGTATCAAAAAAGGTTTAAGGACAAAAAAGATTCTTACTGCAATTAACGAGAATCTTGACCAATGGCTTATCGATGAAAACTTAAAAGAAAAGTTTGATTTGAATATGCAACTTATTTCATTTAGTTGTATTCCTAAGGAATTAGAAATCGCTATTATAGACCAAGTTAATAATTTTGTTCCAGGTAAATATGACGGGCGTAGATATTTTAATATCGTCCAGATTGACGGTTTACCTGAACTTATGCCATTTGTTTCTGAACATTCAGAATTAATCAAACACTTAAAATAAGGAATCTATGACAGACATACAAAGAACAGAACGTAAACAGAAAGATTTAACCAATGGATTTATTGCACAGCATGTTATTTACGGCCGATTGAAAAATCATTATAATAACATTCCTCGATATCTCATTGAAGAAGCTCCTGCTCATTCAAAGACTGATATGGAAGATAAAATTGATATTTCAATTATAGATACTAAGTCAAATCAAACGCTAAACATAGATGTAAAAAGTTCTTTACACAAAGATAAAATTTCATATACTCATATCAATAGTCTTGGTCAAAAAAGTAAAATTTATGCAGGTGATTTTTCAATCGATTTAATTTTTACTTTGGATGATTATTCAGTCGGATATGTTGTCAAGGCTAAAGATTTTTATGACTTACTGATGAAAAAACTTGAAAACGGTGAAGAACAAATAAGTATTCGTAATCCCGAAAAAAGTAGATTTATCTGGGTTACTCTGAGTGAAATTAAAGACCTTGCAATTAATGTAATATAAGGATTTAAAATGAGTAATATAAATTATGGAATTATAGTTGCAGTTTCTGATAACAATGTTATTGGTAAAAATGGAACAATGCCATGGCATTTAAAATCTGACTTACAAAGATTTAAAACATTAACCACAAATCATTGTGTAATCATGGGTAGAAAGTGCTATGAAAGTATCGGTAAGCCGTTACCAAATAGAACTAATATCGTAATTTCTTCTAATCCTGAATTAGAAATTCCTGGTTGCATAGTTAGACCTTCTTTACAGTATGCTGCAGACTATGCTAATTCAAGAAATGATAATACCCCTTTCATTATTGGCGGTGGAACTATTTATCGTCAAGCAATAAACCTTGTAAATTATCTCTATTTGACAAAGGTTCATACAACTATCGAAGATGGTGATACTTTCTTCCCTGAGCTTAATATGGACCAATGGCAAATTCTTTCTACCGAGGAACTCAAAGCTGATAAAGACAATGACTTCGATACTACGTATATGGTATTAAAAAGAAAAAGATAAATTATAAATAATACATGATACTTAATTTCGAAGAACTTGATAGAAAAGTAGAAAAGATTCTGAATATTCTTGCTATAAAAGGATTTTCTTATGAAATCTTTTCTAATCAAAGAATTAATATAATAGATAACAGAGTTACATGTGCAGAAAAACGCAATGTTGGTGTTATTGTCGTAAAGAAATCTGGTCAGGTTACATTCCGTATATATGGATATCGTAAACGTGTAACTTTTAAGGCTATGTTTGGTAAGAATGAAGTAACATTTAAGCCGAATGCGTCTTTAACAGACGTTGGGTCTGTTGTTCGTGCCATGATTAAAAAATACGAAGACATAAATAAAAAATTATAAATAATATAAATTAAAAGTTACAGGAGAAATACCATGGATTTTAAAGATTACTATCACAAGAAACTTGATGAAGAAGCAATGACTCAGCAACAGTCTCTCGCAGGTCAGAGCTTGGAATCACAGACTTCTAACGGTTCTGTTGAATCTCTCGTTTCCAAGTATATTGGTAGCGGAGAAATTAAGGACGGTTTAAAGCAGCTCGGTCTCGACATTGGTGAAGCAATTACTAATTATGCTCTCAATACCTATGTTACTGACGATATGTTTGATTCTGTTGATGCTAAGAGCAAGTATGTCAATGTCATTACTCAGAAGATTCAGCAACAGGCTACTTCTACCTTGGCTGAATTACTCAGACATATGGCTATTGATATCCAGAATAGCAAGAACACATTGACTATCTAATCATTTCTTAAAATTCATTTTCACAAAATCCGATATGTATATATCGGGTTTTTTATTATAAATAATATAAAAATAAGGAGAATTTAAAATGAATGATGTAGTATTAGAAGCAGAACAGCTCGAAGAAGCATTGCGTATTATTGAATCTCACGGTTATACACCGATTAGCAAGAAAGAAAAGATTGATGAAGCAATTAAGACAGCAAGAGAAGCTGGTTATAAGGTAAGTAGAGTCGACGAAAGATTTGGTAACGAAGAAGGAACTACATTCACAAAGATTTGTGAAAAGTATGTCTCTGGTGGCTATTTCTTCCAACTTGCAAAGGAAAGAAACCTTGCTGAAGCTGTCAGTCAGTATCTTGAAGACGTTAAACCGTATATCGGTCATGGTATCAGCCAGAAGTATTATGATTCTATGGCTGCACGTATTGTAAAGTGCAAATCTAAGGAAAGTGCATTATTCATTATCAGTAATGCAATGCTTGCTGGCCAGGGTATGGCTCTTAGATAAGCTTAATAGATTTTTATAAAAAATCCGGAATTTTTGTTCCGGATTTTATTTTTTATAGTCTTAAATAATTATAAATAATATAAAATAATTTGAAAGGATAACATAATGAATTTAGAATATGCTGCTTATTTATTAAATGAAGATTATTCTGCTCCTAAGCTATTGCTTGAAGATGCAGACTCTAAAGCACGTAAAGATGCAATTAAATGGTTAAAAGCAAATTATGAAGGTGAACGTTTAGGCGATGAAGGTGAAAGCACATATAGAGACCTTAATGATGCTCCTTTGCGCTTTACTACTCCTCGTGCTCGTGGCGATATTGGTTCTGTAGCTGAATTAATTGTTAAAGAAGCAGCAGAATATTTCGGTCACCCATTAAGACGTGGCTATACTGGTGTTCGTAAAGGTTATTATGGTTTCTTACCAGGTGCTATTCGTGTTGCACTTAGTGAATGTGGCTGGATGACTAAGAACGTCAACTGGAAGATGATGGAAAATCTTAGAGATATCTATGCAGCAATCTATTTCGATTATTATGATAATCGTGGACCATATCATCCAGATGAACAAGGTCATATGATTGCAGAACACCCAAACTATTCTGGTCTCTGTAATAATGACTTCGATGGTAGAACATACGATGAACTTATGTCTGACTTCGGTTCATTGATTCCTGCAACTAAACAACGTCTTCAAGACCAATGGAGAGGCGCAACTGCAGAAGAAGAAACAGGCGATGATAGTCAGAGTGCTAATACCGATATTCAAAGACAAGCTGGTCAATATCATATTGAATTTATTCCTAGCTGGGAAGTTTCACAGACATGGCTTGATTATACTAGCCAGATTAAACCAGAGACTGCAGGTTGTCGTTGGTGTCTTTGTGAATTCGAATCTAACTGGGTTCACTACCATGACATGTACCCGAACGTAACCATTTACTTCTGCTGGAAGGCTGAATCTAAAGAAGCATTGATGGACATGAATAACCACATTTATGAATACTGTCCAAAGGATGCAGATTGGTCTGTAATGTCCAAAGCACCATGGAATGAATATGGTCTTAGCTTAATTTGTGTTCGTGTTCGTCCTGATGATAATGGCGGTGTTAAGTTTATTGGTGCAACAGGTAGATATAACCACGTTAGCCCTGATGGTGAATTCCATCAAGATGGTGATGGTTGGGGTGATACATTAGTAAGACCAGGTGATACAAAGGCAATTTGTGAAATTCTTGGTATTACAGAAGAAGAATTCCCGCGTATCTTTAAGATTAAATCTAGCGGTGCTGTAGACCATACAGGTTTTGTTGCTAGAGTCAATAGATATAAAGCAGAAAATAATTTGAAAGGATTATTTGATGATTTATATAGTGAAAATAGATATTATAAATCTTCTTCAAAGCGTCATTATTCTTCTGATAACAATTATATTATTGTTAACGACCAGAATGAATATAACTTACTTACATTCGATGGCACGCTTGTTTCTCCAGGTAAATGGTTTGGCGAAATTAAACAGCTTACACCAAACCTTGTAGCAACAGTTGAACAAGAATCTGGATTAGTTAATTTCTTACGTGGCGATGGTACTTATGTATTGCCGAGAGAAGTTTTAAACTATAAAGTAATTCCTGAAGCATGTGGTCATTTTGTTAATTATGCAAAAATTGAAGTTAGACGTGGTTTATGGAACCTTGTTAACCTTAATACAGGTGCAATCTTATTAAAGAGACCAGTTGCAGATATCTTATTGTCTAATAAGTATGGTCGTGGTATTTTTGTTAAGAAAACACAGGATTCTGCTTGGGAACAAATTGATATTAAGGGTAAGACAATCTTTAAGCTTGCTAATAACAATCCTGATACAAAGCCACTCGCTAATATCGGTAACATTGCATTGGTTCAGAACCAAAGAAAAGAATGTTCTCTCGTTAATACTTCTAATGGTAGAACAATTTGGAAAAAGAAATATAAGAATCCCCGTGCATTGAATCCACTTAACTTAGGTTGCTTTGTAATTATCGATGAGGAAACAGGTAAATCTGATTATATTTCTACGGAAGGTGAAATATTAGATACTGTTGATACAACAGCTGTTATTAATTCTTATACTACTGATTTCAACCCATCTAAGAGCTATATTGTTTCTAAAAACCGTAATGGTAAATTCAGAATCTTTGATATTAATAATAAGGAACAAGTTGGTCCGGATGTAATTAATAGAATTTACTTGATTACTACTAAATATATTTCTTATCAAGACGCTGATAGTGGTGAAATCAGAATCATTAAAAATGGTCGTGAAATTGAAACTACAGAAAACGAAATATACGTATATGTTAAAACAGTTGATGCTGATAATGAAATTTATGTAGTTCGTGACAGAAACGATAAATATAGTCTTTTTGATGGTACAAAGGGTGAACCTGTTACAGATAAGTTTGAGGCATTTGACATTGGCTTTGACGGAAATGACGGTTACTTTATTGGTTGTCTTAAAGACGAAAATAAAATATCATTATATGAAAAGTCTGGTGAAATAATTAATGATAATATTAGTGGTCGTAGTAATGCTGAATTATCTAAGATTCGTTATATCGGTCATGGTTGTTTCTTGATTGAATTTACTGATAACAAGTGCAATATTATTACTTCGGAAGGTAAATATATGTTCAAGATTCCGTTTAATAATATGCTTGGTGTAGGTTTCAACAATGAAGGTATTGCAACCATTTCCGCTGGTCGAAATCAATATGTAATCAATACTGATGGTGACGTTAGCCGCAATATTGATACATTATTAGAAAATAGACTCTTTATGCGTCATAACAATATCCTTGTTGATTAATTAATTTAATAATATTATATAAAATCGGCTATCTCTATAGTCGATTTTTTATTTCAATAGTAATAAATCTTATAAATAATAAAGAAAATCAAAAGGATAAAAATATGAATTTAAACATTGCTGCACA